ATGAACATCCGTCTTATAGGTGGCAATGAGTGGTACAGATTTAAGCGTGCATGTCTAGGTTATGATGAGGAGAAGATTGCAGCAGCAGATGCTATCTGGAGGAAGACTAAATCATTCATCTGCACATCAAGTGCATATACTGTACAGTATGCATTGCACATTAAAGCACTTGACAATGACACTGACTTTGAAGTTGCAGAGGATGCAACTAAAGCACAAATCAAGAGAGCATTCGCTAAGTCTTTAGGTGGTAAGAAGATGAACAAAAAGATCTTAACATCATTCATTGAGAGAATAGCTTGACACTATTCTCTTTTGTGCTACACTTATAGGGTTCACTATTATTTGACCATCTTCGGGTGGAAAAAAACTTATGACAACTACGTTATCAGAAGTTTTCAAATGCACATATACTCCATCGGAGTATGCAAATGATTACTTTGAAGAGAGATTGTTCGACCCTAGTGTCTGGACATTCCCTGTCAGTGACAAAGCCATAGACGGTATCGAGATTATCGAAACTAAGTATGGTCTTTGGAAAGACGTTAAAAAGCAAGACAACATTGGACGTGTATACGGAACCAATGATGTACAAGTCAACTTACTGAAGGAAGACATTCAACAGAATGGTGTTGATAGTTCTTGCCCTCCAGTTTTTATTGACATAGACACTGGTGATATTATCACTGGTGGACATAGGCATGATGCCTGTGCCTACTTAAACATACCTGGTTGGATGTTTGTATACGTCAGGTGTGAAAACCCATGGGCACGTAAAAGATTTGCTAAGGCTCTTAACAATGAAAGAGTATTTCACTCTAAGTTAAACAACAAAGATGAAGTTATAGAGCACATCAAGTTTGGCATTGCTGAGGGCAAACTAACAACTCAAACTGAGATTGAGGAAGAAGTTGCACTCATAGCAAACAACTCACTAACTGCAACTGTACAAGGTACAATTGTTAAAGAGATGATGAGTTGGATTGTTAGTCAAAATAATGTATCAGTAAAACCTAATCGTTATTCGTCACATAATGATAAGACTTTCGCTGATTTTGTTGCTAGATCAACTGATGAATACGTTGATGATGTTATGAATAATTCAGCAGACCATGGTTTCAACTATTATGTAAACATGGAAAACTGGAATTCAAGAACTAATCCACTTCTTACTCAGGCTGCAAACGTCCCTATAGATAAGCACCTTAACATACAAGCTTCTGTTGGTCTTCCATCAAAAGTTGAAGACTTATCTACTAAAAGAAACAAGGTACATAACGTGTACTTTAACAGGTTAGGAGTAGATTGTAGGAAACTATTTCACTACTTTGTATCTAACGGATGTCTCCCATGGGAGCACAAAAACTGTGAGCATGCTTACCTAGCACAAGAAATCTCAGAAGGTGTTGAGGAAGGTAAATTTATTAGACACTAGACCAATTAAATTAGTGGCACATACCCTCTTCACAGAGGGTATTTTTTTGGTATCATTAATATATACAAAACAATTTGACTTTTTTTATTATGCCTTTCGAGAGAAAACTATCCGTCAACTTCGTTGATGAACTACGTGATGAATTCGGTAACGAGATTGATGCTTCTCACGTAAGAAAATTTGCAACTAAAATGGGTTGTGCATATCCTACAGTTGCACGTAAACTAAAATCATTCCAAGTTAAAAAAGGTTCATGGAACCTATCAGTAACTGAGGGTAGAGAGATATTAGAAAAAGCACTTGCAGCTCCTACTGTTCTCCCTAATGTAGAACAGAATTTAATTCCTCAGGTAGATGACACTTTCGTAAGGTTCGGTAACTTTACTGATGTTAGAAAGATTATATCTTCTAAGATCTTTTATCCTATGTTCATCACAGGTCTATCTGGTAACGGTAAGACATTCTCTGTAGAGCAAGCATGTGCTCAAGCAAACAGAGAACTTATCAGAGTAAACATTTCTATCGAGACAGATGAAGATGATCTTATCGGTGGGTTCAGACTTGTTGATGGCAACACAGTGTGGCACAACGGTCCTGTAGTAGAAGCACTACAAAGAGGTGCAGTTCTATTACTTGATGAGATTGACCTAGCATCTAACAAGATCTTATGTCTACAATCTATCTTAGAAGGCAAAGGTGTCTTCCTTAAAAAGATTGGTAAGTTTGTAAAACCTACTGCAGGCTTTACAGTTGTTGCAACTGCTAACACTAAAGGTAAAGGTTCTGACGATGGTAGATTTGTAGGTACTAACGTACTTAACGAAGCATTCCTAGAAAGGTTCCCTGTTACTTTTGAACAGGCATATCCTACACCTTCTAATGAGATCAAGATACTTGATGCATTAAATGGTGAGGACAGAGAGTTCAACAAGAAACTTGTAGACTGGGCAGACATCATCCGTAAGACATTCTTTGATGGTGGTATTGATGAGGTCATCTCAACACGTAGACTTGTTCACATCGTCAAGGCATTTGAGATTTTCGGTAATCGTGCTAAGGCAATCACTACTTGTATCTCACGTTTTGATGAGGAAACTAAGCAAGCATTCCAAGAGTTATATGACAAGGTGGATGCTGATGTTGACTTTGCTAAGGAAGTTTGATATGATAAATGCATGGAGTTTAGCATGGGACACATTGAACGGAACTATGGATGAAGAATATCCTATCATCGACACCGATGATGACATAGATCCCTATGAATACTACGACACTTCCTTCAAAGGGAGTGACGTAGCTTTTTCATCAGAGGTCTTTAAGTATGATGAAGATCAAACACTTGATCAAGCAAAGAAGTACATTGAAGGTACTTACTCGCAACATTATGCTAACGGAAACTTTCAGACACTTGATCTGATTGAAAGTATTGGTGATGCAGAAGCCTTCTGTAGATCTAATGCAATTAAGTACCTGAGTAGGTACAATAAAAAAGGTCGTCCTCAAGACGACATTCTTAAAGCGGTGCACTATTGTGTACTATTATATTATTTTAGTAAATGAAACTATCAAAAGGAACACTTGACATTCTCAAGAACTTTTCTAACATCAACCAGTCTATCTGTTTTAAAGAAGGCACAGAGTTATCAACTCTATCCATTCAGAAAAACATATTGTCTCGTGCAAATGTAGAGGAAAAGTTTCCAAAGAATTTTGCAATTTATGATTTGAGTGAGTTCTTATCTGGACTTACTTTATTTGAAGATCCTGAGTTCAATTTTGATAATGATAATTTTGTCATCATCAAGGACAGAAAGAATTCTTCAAGGTACTTCTTTGCAGATCCATCTACTATTACTACACCACCTGAGAACAAGGTGGAACTTCCTAGTAAGGATGTATGTTTTACAGTAGCATGGGCAGATATCTCTAACGTTATCAAAGCTGCAGCAATTTATCAGATAGAAGACCTGGCTGTAGTTGGTGATGGTTCTAGTGTTAAACTTGTTGTACGTGACAAGAAGAACGATACTTCTAATACCTACGCTGTCAATGTAGGGATTACCGACAAAGAGTTCTGTTTCAATTTTAAGGTTGAAAATCTTAAATTGTTACCTGGCGATTATGAGGTTACGATTAGTAAACAGAATGCTTCTCTCTTTAGGGATGCAAACAAAGATCTTGAGTATCTTATCGCACTAGAACCTGATAGTAAGTATGAAGGATGATTTTCTTTGGGTCGAAAAGTATCGTCCCAAAAATATTGAGCATTGTATTCTTCCATCCGATATTAAGAATACCTTTCAATCTTTTGTTAAGAATGGAGAAGTACCTAATCTTCTCTTGTGTGGTAGTGCTGGCATAGGCAAGACTACAATTGCAAAAGCTTTATGTCATGAATTAAAAGTTGATTCTTATGTGATCAATGGATCAGATGAGGGTCGTTTTCTAGACACTGTTCGTAACAGTGCTAAACAATTTGCATCTACTGTATCGTTGACCTCATCATCTAAGCATAAGGTCATCATCATAGATGAAGCAGATAATACTACACATGATGTGCAGTTATTATTACGTGCTTCAATAGAAGAGTTTCAAAGAAATTGTAGGTTTATTTTTACTTGTAATTTTAAGAACAAAATTATTGAACCACTACATTCTAGAACAACTGTTATTGATTGTAATGTCAGAGGAAAACAAAAACAAGAGATTGCGGCTCAGTTCTTTGAACGGTGTCGTGGGATACTTACTGCAGAGAATGTACAATTTGTTGATGCTGTCGTCGCTGAAGTCGTCCAGAAATATTTCCCAGACTTCAGAAGAACACTCAACGAACTCCAAAGGTATGCATCAACTGGGTCTATCGACACTGGCATTCTGGCGGTATTAAATCAAGTAAAACTTGGTGAGTTAGTATCTGCATTGAAGAACAAAGAATTTTCTATTGTTCGTAAATGGATTGTATCTAATTTAGACAATGATCCTAATGCTATACTAAGAACTGTGTATGATAATTTGTATACTTCTTTACTTCCTAGTAGTATACCTCAAGCGGTTTTGATCATCGCTAAATATCAATACCAATCAGCATTTGTTGCTGACCAAGAAATTAATTTATTAGCAGCTCTTACCGAGATTATGGTAGAGTGTGAATTCAAATGATTATGACTAAACTAATGAGTAAACGTGACAAGATCAGAGCTCAAATGAAATCTAGATTTTATTATATGTTCTGGGGTGCAGCAACTGTTGCTGTTGTAAGTGGACAACTATATGTTGGCACATCATATCGTTCTATGGCAAAGTCCATGAATAGATGGTTTGAAGAAACTATCGAAATGATTCAAATGCCAATTCAACCTCCTACTGGAAGATACCTTCCTCTAGTTCCTCCTCCAACAGGTGATTTTCGTGACGATCTAGACCTAACTGATTTAAACATTATTTGGTTAGATGAAGCAACTTAAGACACCACTAAGATATCCTGGTGGTAAGTCTAGAGCAGTTGCTAAATTATGTAAGTGGTTGCCTAGTCGAGAGATCACAGAATATCGTGAACCATTTTTAGGTGGTGGTAGTATGGCATTGGAAATGACCAAGAGACTACCAGAAGATGTACCTATCTGGGTCAATGATCTTTATGAACCATTATATAATTTTTGGAAAGTTTTACAGGAAGATGGTGAACCATTAACTGACATCCTTCTTGGTAGGAAACAACAACATCCTGATCAAGACAGTGCAAGAAAACTTTTCAATGATGCAAAAGATATACTGAACGATTTTACGCAAACTAGTGTTGATCGTGCAGTTGCATTTTACATAGTAAACAAATGTTCTTTCAGTGGGCTCACTGAGAGTAGTTCATTTTCAAAGTCAGCTAGTGATAGTAATTTCTCAATACGTGGTATTGAAAGATTGCCATCATATAGTAAACTTATTCAAAGATGGAAGATCACATGCCTATCTTATGAGGAACTAGTTTCCGATGAGACATTGACTTTCATCTATGCAGATCCACCTTATGATATTAAAGATGCACTCTATGGTTACAAGGGTGATAAACATAAAGGTTTCGATCATGCAACATTTGCTGATGTCTTTGACAAGTGCTTATGCAATGTCATGATATCTTACAATGACCACCCTGATATCGTTATGAGATTTCTAGAGTGGTGTCAGTATGACTTTGATCATACTTATACAATGAGATCCACAGGTACTTACATGGAGGATCAACATAAACGTCGTGAATTAGTATTAACAAATTATGGGAAGTTTGGGGGTTCGTGTACTCCCTAGTGGAAGTGCACAATTATATCATACTCGTAGGGGTGCATACTCTACGTTTGGTAATAACATACAGAGTGCTGTAATCAATGGAGGAGAGATCCACTGTCAAACGAAAGACGGTAGGACTATGATCTATGAGGTAAATCAGCATGGGACTGGTGTGCGTGGTCCTATCAGAGTGTGGTAATGAAAATTGAACTTAAAGACTGGCTTAACTCTATCAATCACACCAAAGAAAATCTCATTGCTGATGACCCTTCAGCAATATCTTCTTATCCTCCTTACATCGTTAATAGATGTTTGTCTGGTACTGTTGATAGTATCTTATTTGCGAATGAGATGAACCTGCATCCTGACATTGATAAGGACATGCAGTACAATTTCTTACTATATACTCTAAGGAAACGGAAGCGTTTCTCTCCTTGGTTGAAGAAAGAACAGATTGAAGATCTGGATCTGGTCAAAAAGCACTATGGATATAGTAATGAGAAAGCGAAGGTCGCATTATCTCTTCTAACCAAATCTCAAATTGAAACATTAAAACAAATACATGAAATGGGAGGAAGAAAATGAGTGTTATCTCCGAGGAAGTCAAGTGGTCTGCAGATCAAATGGTTGAGGTTGGTCTCAAAGAACCAGATGACTTTTTAAAAGTAAGAGAAACTTTAACAAGAATTGGTGTGGCATCCCGTAAGGAAAAAAAGCTGTATCAATCATGTCATATACTGCACAAACAAGGAAGATATTATATTGTGCATTTTAAAGAGCTGTTTGCTCTTGATGGTAAGAAGGCAAACTTAAGCACTAATGATGTACAACGTCGTAATCGCATAGTACAGTTGCTAGGTGATTGGGGTTTGATATCTATACCTACTGCAGAAGTCATAACTGACGTTGCACCTCTAAGTCAAATCAAAGTTCTAGCATATAAAGAGAAAGGTGATTGGACATTAGAAAGTAAGTATAATATTGGTAAGAAGAAAGAGGATTAACCGTACTTATAGTATCGGTATATACCATAACGTATTTTTATAGTTCGTGTTTAAATAATAGTGTACGCTTCGGGTACGAAATTAACACTCGCTTATTTAAGGAGAACTAACATGACTAACTTATCAAGATATCATGCTGCAAATCTTCCAGATCTAATGGAAAAGATTGCACGTAACAGTATAGGTATGGACGAATACCTCAACCGTTTCTGGGATGGTGTAGACACTACATCAAACTACCCACCATATAACATTATAGAAATAAACAATGTGGAATCGCGGTTGGAAGTTGCCTTGGCGGGCTTCAAAAAAGATGAGCTCAAAGTCTTTACGGAGTTTGGAAAATTACATGTCGAAGGCAGCAAAGAAAAACAGGAGGATGATAGAACATTTAGACATAGAG